TAATTTTTCTCATAAGAAACAAAATTACAATTCTAACAATGTAGCTTCACAAGCATCAGCTTCGGCAGTGTCAGAACTTTCGAGCGAATACAGAGCGGACAACGCTATAGATGGCGTGACTGGTTATATTCCATCTGAGAAAAACTCCACTACCATTACGGACGCTGGCTTCTCTTGGGCTAGCAACAACTCGTCAACTCCTTGGATTAAATTGACTTGGCCCGAAGCAAAAACAATCAACAGAGTTGATTTGTATGACAGACCTTCTCCGTCCTCAAATTTGACAAATGCTAAATTAACATTTTATAATGGAGCTTCGGTTGTCGATACTAAATTGGTTCAATCTATACCGACAGATGGTTCTCGTATTTCAACAGGCTTTTCTCCACTCACTATCACATCGCTAGAAATTAGTGGCAGCGGATATGTAGGAACAAATATCGGCTTGGGAGAGGTTGCTGTTTTTGAACCTTCTGGTTTGGGTTTATATAATACAAGTTTTTACGATAGCGGCGTTCACCTGCAAGATCGTTTGCACATAGCGACTTGGTTTCATTACCCAAATGATGTTTCATCGTCCTCAAGTCGATTAAATGTATTTCATAACGTCAAAGAAAACTGTCAGTATAGTGGTATTAATTTATACTCGTATAAAACTAAATTGGTTTTGGATTTTGCCACCGTCTTAGTTAGCGGTAATCCCGTTCAATATATTGTTCAAAATAAAAGATTGAGCTTGCCTTGGGATGTTAAGGTTTTGGAGCCTATGCATTTCGAAACTTACGGAGGTAAAACAAATGGCCTATCTCCTACGGCACTAAATGAAGGTTATTTGGCTATATCAAATAAAGATAAAGAACTCGGCAGATACACTTTAAAAATAAAGGATGCTAAAAAACAAGTGTCTGGCGAATTCTTCTTGTTTAAAAATCCAAGCTATCAAAATGGCATCGACGATTTATTTTTCGGAGTCAATAACTGGCAATTTTCAGATTCTCTTTCTACCCCTAATACTAACGATGGTTTTGTTAATTCTAACTTAGAAATTACAAGCAATATTAAAATAGGGACAACTGCTATTTGGACTGGATTTTCTTATATAGAACCTCGCAAACAATTCTTTAATAGAGCTGACAAAAATAAGTTTGATGATAGTGTCGGAAGTTTGCCTCGCACCTATTCGGAAATAACAAGCGATGAAAGTTATATGCTCGATAAGCTGTTTGCTTGGTGGGATATGGATATGAACAATAGTTCTCCATATTCAATTGTTAGCTCCAACACCCCATACCAAACAATCAACTTGAGCGGTCAATATACAGGATCTATGGATTCTCAAACAACCAAGTATTACAACGCAGAATTAAGCATTTCTCAAACACCTCAAAAATATCTTCCATTTGGAGGATTTCCTGGAATCGATAGATATGGAAAATAAATTAAATAACAAATCAGTCAATAAAATAAAAGATTTTTTAGCAAATCATTCTTTCCAAAGCTTCAATGAAGTTTGCGGCTTTCTGGGATTTGATGAAGAAACCAAACAGTTTGTGGCACAGATTGAAAAAAACCAAGCATCAGATCCGAAATCTTTTTTCTTAATTGATCCTGTGAATTTTCTCAAATTTAAACAGCAGTATTCTACAGTTGCTGTGTTTCATAGTCATGTAACGGGCGACGAAAATCCATCTGAGTTTGATATTAAAATGTCAGAAGCTTGTTGTTTGCCATTTATCATTTTTTCCATCAATAGCAAAAAATTCCACATTTACGAACCTAAAAATAAAGATTACGATGTAAACATACTTGAGAAGGTGAAAGGCAAATTCAATGACTACAATTAATTTACATGGTATTTTGGCGAAAGAGTTTGGAGATTTGATCTCTTGCAGCTTATCGCGCCCAAAAGAAGTCGTTGATGCCGTATCAGTTAATAAACCTTTGTTTAGAAAAAGATTAATTGAATTAGCCGAAGAGGGAATTCACTATAGTTTGATTGTCGATGGAGAAAACATCAAAACAATCGATCAGTTGAATCTTAAAAAACAACCTTCAGTTATAGATTTCGTGCCAATTATATGTGGTCATGGACCAGCAATTTTATTGGTCGCTGGCATTGCGAGTATGATTGGTGGAACTGTCGGTATATCCGCATTGGGTATTGCTGCTGGAACAGGTTGGTTGGTCAATGTCGGCGTTATGATGGTCGGAATGGCGATTCAAATGATGCTCGCGCCAACTCCCGAAGTCAAAAGAACTGAAGCGTCTATCAGCGGCGCTAAAGAATCGTTTATGATTAGTTCTGCTGGGAATTTAGCTGACCAAGGAGTTCCCTTACCTGTCGGATACGGAAGATTGAGAACTGGGTCTTATATCGTCCAAAGCACAATCAAATCTTATCCACAAAAACAAAGAGCGCAAGACGCTCTTGCTGGACAAGGAAATATCCCTGATGATATTGGTTTGTCATTAAAAGAATCGTAACACATGAAGCATTTAATTAAAAAGAATATTTTCCAAGGCGGCGGCAAAAGTCAACCAAGGCCAAAACCACCTATTTTAAAACCACCAAAACTTGGTAATTTTGAAGTTCTAAATTCTTTTAGTGTCGCTGAGATTGTTGACTTGATTTCTGATGGACCAATTGAAGGTTTGGTTAATCAAAATGGTCAAACATTAGGTTTGGGCAAGAGCGTTCTTCAAGGAGTGTATTTAGATAATACGCCAGTTGAATTAACTTCAGAATTAGATTCTCAAGTTTTTACTGATGGAATAGCTTCTACACCAATTAGTTCGACTCTTCGTTTGTTTGGTGATAGATATATTAATTCAGCTTCGAATACGTATTATAAATATACAGCTCCAGATATAAAATTTTTACAGGAAAGATTACTAATATGTCAAACATTTAATGTTTTTACTAAAAAGCAAGAAGGTCGTCTTTATTCACCTTTGATCGATAATACTATACCAAATTCAGGTAATGGTTGGACGTTTGATGATTACGCTTATAACACAGGTTCCAAATCGATTGAGCTTCATATCAACAACACTCTTTTCAATCCTAATTCTTTACTTGATTCTTTGTCTAAATCTTTAAATATAGATTTAAATAAAAAAAATACCAACAAGTATCAAAAGCAATTTATTAAAAAAAGCATTGAACAAATCAACAACTTAAAATCCACAAGTTCAAAAATGAAATTAGATTTTAAGAAAGAAAACAAAGTATTAATTGTTGTTCAAATAGGAACTCGCACCAGCCCAGTTTCGATGTCTTTCAAAAGCGGAGTTGATAAAAGTATTTTTGATGAAAATGGAAAGTTAGAAAAGACTTCTTTTGCTGTTTTAAATTTCGACAACTCTTTTCCGCAAAGCAATATTTACAAAGTTTTAGTGCCTAAAGTTAGTGCTAATAATAGATACACTGGCGAAGTTTATGGGTGTCTGGTTTTTGACATATCCACAACTCCTATTGATAGTCAAAAATTTGGATCAGGAAGAATTTTTAGTTTTTTGGGTTATCAAACATTAAATAATATTATTGGCTTCGCTCAAAGAAATGTAGAATTGTTATTTAAAAAAGGAGCGATTGTCAAAGATCAGCAGGTTTCAAAATATAATTTTTTGAATGTTTCTTGTGAATTTAAAAATGGAGAAGAATATCAGAACCCTTTAACTTATTTTAAAAATTCATACATCGATTATCCTTACGGATCTGAAATGTTTGGGCCGTTCGCTTTAAAAGGGACTGCTCAAAGAATTTATAAAAATTGGGGCGAACGTGGATCTGGACCTCAGAATCCGACTCTTAATATTTCTCTGACTGAAACAGAAGGTTCTAACGATATTAGATTTGAAAACGCAAGCATGGCCGATTGGAATAACGCTAATATATACGAAGAAAAAGCCACTCCAGTAGTTCATACTATTGAGAACCCAAATGTTAATTCTGTATTTTTTACACTCGGCATTTCTCAACTTTCCGATACTCAACAAAGAACTCAAGACGGCAGAGATGCTGGCGAAAAAATTCCAGCTATTGTAAAAATTTCTGTCGAATGGGGCAAGGTTTCCAACGGAATTAAAAAAGCTTTTGGGTCAAAAAAATATGCAGTTTTAGCTTTAGTCGAAGGGCAAATGCTTGTTGATTTTGGATCTCCAGATTTAAAACAGATTAGAAATCAATACAAGTCAGTTCGTGACATATCAACAGACGAGTTTAAAGAAGGATCGATTTATGTTCCTTATACACTTCCTCCTATAGAGCCATCTGAAAATCCTACCTCTGTCAAAAGGTATATACAAGTTACAAAACTTTCTACGGAAACGAACTCTGTTTTGCTGCGCAAAGAAATTTCGCTTCAAAAAGTTACAGAAGTTATTGAGAATAATTTTTCATATCCATTCTCTTCGATAGTAGGTGTTAAATTTGACGCAAGATCTTTTGGATCTGTTCCAGAAAGAACGTATGACTGTAGGTTGAAGAAAATTAAAATCCCAGTCAATTACAAACCACTACTTCAAGACGGTAAAGATAAAAGATACTTAACTTCCGCCTCTGATTATCAAGCTCAAGAATTGAAAAATCATGTTTATGATGGCGACTGGGATGGCAGTTTTAAAGTAGGTTGGACAGATAATCCAGCTTGGATTCTGTATGATTTGCTCACTAGCAAACGATATGGTCTTGGCGGTTATATTGACGAGTCTCAAATCAACAAATGGGAGCTGTATAAAATTGGAAGATTCTGCGATGCCGTAAACGAAGAGGGTTACTTTGATGGAGTATCTGATGGAGTTGGAGGTTTAGAACCAAGATACTCTTGCAACATCGTATTTAGAGATCAAACAAAAATATTTGATGCTATAAACATAGTAGCTAATTTATTTAGAGGATCTGTGTTTTTTAGCAATTCCGAAATCCACTTCTTGGATGATAGGCCAAGAACTCCAATTGCCGCATTTACTAATTCGAATGTAAAAGATGGATTTTTTAATTACATTAATAATAGAAGAGATCAACAATTCAATACCGTCGAAGTTGCTTACATTGATCGCTTAGATAACTATCAAACCAAAATAGAATACGTTCAAGATGAATCTGACATTAGAAAAAGAGGGGTGTTCAAAACCACAATCAATACTCTTGGAGTTACATCTAGAGCGATGGCAAGAAGAATTGGTCAACATGTTATTTATCAAACAATCAAAGAAAATCAAAGCGTCGAGTTTTCCGCTGGATTAGAATCTTTACTGTGCCGCCCTGGAGATTTGGTTATTGTTGAAGATGAATTAAAAACAAGATCCTCTAACTATGGAAGAATTTTGAGTATCGATACTGATGCCAAATCTTTAAGATTAGAGAATCAATTCGAGTCATCTTCTTTTGATGGTAAAATTACAGTTTATACTCCAACTGGATATACAAGTAGCGCCGAATTAGAAGAGATTGCCAATATCAATAGAAGCAGAATTCCGTATTTTGATGTCACTGGCAACCTATTAGACAGCAACGATTCAATACTGACTGGGCGATACGGCTTCTCTGGATATGCTGTAGGCTTTCCTACTGGCAACTTGTATAACTTACCTCAACAATTCCCAGTCTACACTGGAGAGGCGGCTTCTGGACACGATCTATTCTGCTTCTATTCTACAGGCGCAACTGGTTTTATTTTTGCCACAGGTCTTGCTTATCAAAATTCTACTGTTTATAATAAAGTAATCACCAATACTGGGGTGTATGATGTCGTTGATATCTTGTCGGCAAATAGTGCGGCTATTGCAGAAAAAGATGATTATGGATTTAGATATAAAACTACTAGCAATTTCAGAAACTCACCATCTGGAAGTCTTTCTGGAAAACTAAAAATTGATTTTGATTCCTATAACGGAATTCTAGAATCAGAAATTACTACCACAAATTATCCGCAAATCACTACGTTTAATTTGACTGGTTTTGAGAACTTAGATTATGGATCAGAAGTGTTTATAGATCAGTCTAGCGCATTGGCGAATCTAGTGCCTTTGATAGCTGAAGGTAGTGCTTATAGAATCCAAAGAACAAACGCTTCCGATCAAATATACAAGATCATTACAATCAAGGAAATCAGTCAGAACGAATACTCTGTAGTTGCCACGAAGTATGACACTGGAAAATTTGAAGAAATAGAAAATTTCATTACAGAAGATTATCTTCCAGAGACTTTTTATTCTGGCCCGCCAACAATTAACAATGTTAATATTCTTCAGCTCGCAGCACCTGTGATTTCTTCTTTCACAACTGGCGTGTTGAATCCTACTAACTTTTCGCTAACTGGATCTTGGAGTCCTGTGACTAACGCTCAAGGATATGATGTTCAAGTATATAATGAAATTACTAATGAATATTTTTATGATAGTCTAAGCGGATATTCTAATTCTTATTATTCACTCACTGGACTATCTTCTCTTGGTTTCTGGAATTTAAAAGTTCAGAGTATTGGTAACAATAGCACCTTTTTAAATTCAGCTTTTTCTAAGACTGGAAAATTCGTAGCATATCAAACAATCACAACCCTAGATAGACCAGCGGTCACAACCTTTACCTTAACATAAAATGTTCGAATTCGACACATCATTTACTATTGACACGGGCAATTTGGCTCAAACGTTTTCTGGAAGCGGAGTGCATCTATACCGAGATGTTTCCTTCTCTTTTCAACTTGTCGATTTACAAGAAAATGTGATTGAAAACGATCAACAGCTAGTCCAAAATTCATTAATTAATTCTGTGTCGTTTGACATTTTAGATTCTACTGGAGGTCTAGTAGTTGCAGATTATAAATCAGGAACAACAAGCAGAAGCTTTAACTTGACTGAGTTGGAAAACGAAAGTCTTTTCGGAGAATATACAAAAGATTTCGGCGTCAGAATGAAGATGTCTAACAATGTAAACAGTAATATTTTTATTTCTGAATTTTACGCTTACGGAAATACTCCTGTAGTTGTTGATTATAAAATCAGCGATGGATCTGCTGACCAATACCTTGTAAATGAACAAGTTTATGACGAGATAATTATAGATGTCGAATATGCCAATCAGTTTAAATATATGGCGGTAGAACGATACGACATCTACGCTTCGACAGATAGCGAAATTATCGTTTATGAATCTCCGCTCAGCAGAGTCAGCGATCATCCAGATTTTTTATATAGCCAATATACTAAAAACATCGCAGATGTAAACGAGGTAATTATTAAGCCGATAGAATTAGAGTTTAATATTCCGTATTATTTCAAGATCGTGCCTTGGTCCTATTTAGGTTCTGGCACTCATATCAACTTTGGCCCGCAAATTTTTGCCAAAGAAATAACTGGCAGCGGAGTCACTATAGTTTCTGCTAATCAATTCGAACTCTTTGCGGGGGAAGAGTCAGTCAATTTCTCTTTATTGACGGGATTGATAGACAATAGCGGATTGAATGTTTTGGATAGAAATGAAAGCGGTATTGCGAGCACCATTCTATACACAGTTCAAATCCAAGATGGAAGCGGATACACAACCTCTTCTGAATTGAAACTGGTTTTAAACAGCGGTTCTTCGACCTTTTTAGAGAGCACTATAAACAATACTGGCCAATTGACGTTCTCAATTGACCAGTCTGGGCTTTATAATTTATTTAATGTGAGTGGTGCTATTCCAGACGCATATTATAAAATATATAAAACATCAATGTGATTTTGCAAAGATTTCTCGAAGAGCCTGCAAAAATACAGGTCGAGCTTCTTGCGACAAAGAAGAGTATTTCTTTTTTGCGCGTCGATAGCTGCGGCGGCTGATAGGATCTAGTGGAGGAATAATTGATCTAATTTCTTTTGCTTTTGTGTTGTTCATAATTTACAGATATAGGTTTCTGAGTCTTTCAAAAGACCCATTTTTTCATAAAAAGATTTTATTTTTTCATGCTTCGGGTGCTTTACTACAGTTGACATTGCCAATAAGCCAAAGTCTTTTTGTTTAGCAAAATCAACCGCTGTTTTAAATAGTTTGTAACCAACTTTTGGATTCTTTGACAACCAAAGAAATTCTGAAAAGATACGAGTATTGAACTTCGGATTTTTATCATTAGCGAACATAATCGCGGCATCAAAAGAGTCTCCATTTTTATTGGCCCAAACAAACATCTCCCAAGCTAAAATCTGAGAATGAGAGAAGCATGTTTTAATCATTTCTGGACTGTGCTTCAAAAATTGATGACCCTCATTCAAATCTTCCTGAAGAAAAAGCGAATGAAGATCATCAATCAATTGATTGAATTCTAAAGGATTAGTTATCCGTTTTATACTCATTGATGAGCTTCAATAAAATTCGTGAGTTTTTTGCGGGGATGTCCTTGAAGCTTGCCCATTCTTTTGAATCAAGGAGACTTTCTTCGATAGACTTCTTAAGTTTTTGATCCGCTTCTTTCCAGAACTGACGCAAAAATTTATGAAAAGCCTCGAAATTCTGCAACTTGAGTTTTTCATTAACTACTTTCTCAAGAGTGCCTTGAGGTGTAATCGGTAGCACATTAGAAGTGATTAGATCTGAAATATCAGCAACTCTATTTTTAGACTTGTCGATTTCATCCGATCCAACAATATGGATATTCAAAAAGTTTCTGACACAGCGGACAAATGCTCTGTTGCATGCGATGGTTTCCAAAAACTTCAAACAGAAATCGTCAGTATTTGCCGATGTCGCATTCGCAACTTCTTCGTATGCCACAGTTTTGTATTCAGATTCATAATTGCCGATCCATTCAATTTTGCATCTAGCCATTACATAGTTAGCTTCGACATGAGTGACATCGTAAGATACGCTGCGGAACCCTCGAAGCTTAGCAACTTCACGTAGCCCAGGAAGGGTAATCAATAGCTGACGATCCTCTAAGCCTTCGATAGAATTTGGAACCGCTTGATTTCTCAGTTCGAACCAATCTCGATTCGGATAGAGATAATTGGGTTTAATCATAGCTCTCCAATTGACTGAGCCGTCATCATTAAAAACATGATCAACAGAATTCAGAATCCCCCCTATTCTTTCAAATTTCAAAAAATTCTTAAGATTAACATCTTCTTCTTTGATTGTCGTTACTTCTTCTTTATTTTGTTCTGGCATAAATATAAAAATGATTTAGTTCTTCGAGTAGGACATCATTATCTATTAGATCAAAATTATTGTCAATGAAATTTTTGTTTTGTTGCAGATGATATTTGCTGGGATACTCTTTGCCGTGCGAAAGTATGACCTTAGAAGAGTTGAAGCCGCAGTTTTTAAAATTAAAATCATCGCCCAAAAGCTTTTTGTCTGCTTTGAAATAGAGGTGAACAATAAAATCAAAAAACTTTTCGCGTAATTTGGGCAATTCTTCTTCATTTTCAACCAGCAGAGTGATTGAAATATTCAAAGACTCCAGTTCGCGCAAGTAATCTACTGTTAAATTTGTATTTTTATTAATAATAAAAGATACGTTTTTAATTTTGTTTACAAAGGTTTTGCAAAAATCAAGAGGCAAGTTCTCTCGTGAGAATATTGAATAAGAGCCGAGATAATTGCACCAATTCAAGAAGCTGTTTTGATCGAAACCAAAATCGGGGCGCAAAAAGATCAACTGATTCTGCAATTCGGGGATAGGTTTAAAGAAATTGGGGACAACCTCAATAATCTGTTTGTCGTAATAAGTGCCAATAAACTTTGTTTCCAAAGGAATAATGGCATTTAATTGTAGTTGTTTTAAAATTGCGTTAGCAATGGTTTCTGGTTTGATTTTGTTAATGGAATCATGCGGATCTTGAGCGTTCAAGCATGGTTTAATTGGCCAAGGGGATTCTATGTTG